AGAAGCAATCGAGGACAACTTGTATGACAGACTTGCGTCTAGATATACAAAAGCTTTAGCTAGATCTATGAGTAATGCTAAACAAGTAAAAGCAGTTGAACCACTAATTCAAGGTCTTCCTACTACGGATGGTTTTGATTCAGGTGACGGTGTATCTTTATTTAATACACAACACCCAACAGTGGCTGGTGTTTTTGCTAATACTTTAGCAACTCAAGCTGACCTTAACGAAACTTCATTAGAACAATCTTTAATAGATATTGGTCAAATGAGTGACGAAAGAGGTTTAAGAATTGCTGCTAGAGGAGTAAAAATGATTATTCCTTCTGAGCTACAATTCACAGCTGAAAGATTGATGAAGTCTCAAGGTAGAACTGGAACAGCTGATAACGATATAAACTCAATCGTATCTATGGGAATGATTCCTCAAGGATACAGAGTCAACAACTATTTAACTGACTCAGATGCGTTCTATATCATTACAGACGTGCCTAACGGTATGAAAATGTTCAACAGAGCACCATTGACTACAGCTATGGAAGGCGACTTCGATACTGGCAATGTAAGATACAAAGCTAGAGAAAGATACTCTTTTGGAGTTTCTGACCCTAGAGGTATCTTTGGCGTTGAAGGTGTATAATTAATACTTTTTTTGTGGCGGGACATTGTTCCGCCACAATTGACAAATAGAAAGACAAAACCATGACAAAATTTATAGTAAACATTTGGGCGTATAATCATCACGCTAAATTTAAAGTAGAATCAGAAGATTCCCCAACATCACTAGAACAATCTATCCTTGACAAACTTGGAGAAAACAGTATAGTTTGGGAAAACCTTGGAAATAGTTATAATGACAAGGTAAATAGAATAACCTATGAGGAGGTTATAGATGATACAAGACCTATACAAAGCAAAAAGGTCCTTGGAGTTGAAGTGGGAACAGGAGCATCTATCTAACAATAGATATACTCTTGAGATGGTCAGAATAGATGACAAAGTAAAACAAATCATCACTGACATTAAGCTGGAAGAAGCAGCAATTGCCCATAGACAGAACACAATTGAAGGTTCTGCTCCAGAAGTTTCAGTAGCTACTTAATCAAAAGCTACATCGTTGGAATAAATCCACTCCACACTACAGGCTCTCTTGCACTCTACTAAAAACTAGTATATAAAAAAAATACTATACAATTAAATAATAAAATAAATATAGACGTGTATAGTCGACACACCCTAGGTGACTATATTTATATATTCTAGGAGGAATATAAAATGGCAAACACTACATTTTCAGGACCAATATTAGCTGGTACTATTAAAAATACTACTGGTACTGTTGTTGGAACTGACATGAAAAATACAGGTCAAGTTGTAATGGCACAAAGCTTTGCAGTTGATTTATCTGGAGGAGCACTTGCTGCAACAGCAACAAATGTAATCATTCCAGCAAACTCACAAATCATTGATTGTATTTTTGACGTAATCACAGCATCTTCAGATGCAACTAACATTAGTATTGGTTTTGTTGGAGGAGCAGCTACTGCTCTTGTTAACGCAGAAGCAATTGGTACTACTGCTGGTAGAAAATATCCAACAACTAAAGCAGGAGGAGCTTTAGCTTGGGAAGATATTGGAACGTCTGATCAAAGATTAAACGTAACTAACTCTGCAGCTACAAGTGCTGGTGAAGTTAGACTTACTATTTTGTACCAACAAAATACTAATTTTGCGTAATAAATAATTAACTCGGAGCGTCTGGTAATGCAGGCGCTCTTTAAAAGGAGGAAAACATGGCAGCAGACACAGTATTAAATACAACTGTATTCGACGGAGCAAAAAAAGTAATCACTCACTACAATGTGGTTTCAGGTGACGGAGAGGGAAGCACAACTGCAATAGTTGATGTTTCAGGATTAATAACAAACAATGGTAAAACTTGCAAAACAGTAAGACTAAATAAAGTTAGTTTTAACGTTTCAGTAACAGCACCTGTTGATGCAATTAGAATGGTTTGGGGTGGATCAAATGTTGTTTTTCAAACATTAAATGGAGAAATGGAATATGATTATTCTTCATTTGGTGGATTAAAAAATAATAAAGCTAGTAGTTATACAGGTGATGTAAATCTTACTTTACCAGCTTGCGCCTCAGGAGATAGCGCAACAGTTGTTTGTGAGTGGATTAAAGTTTACGAAGTATAGGAGGCTAAATGGCTAACGCAACTTCTGGAACAACTATATTCGATAAAACTTTTTCTATTGATGAAATAATAGAAGAATCATTTGAGCGTCTTGGTATTCAAGATGTAACAGGTTATCATTTAAAGTCTTCAAGAAGATCTTTAAATATAATGTTTCAAGAATGGGGCAACAGAGGTCTTCACTATTGGGAAGTTGGAGAACTAGATCTTGACCTAGTTGAAGGACAAGCAGAGTATAAATTTTTTAGAGCAAGTTCAGATGGCACAAGTGCTACATCAAATCCAAATGGTGTGTACGGAATATCCGATGTCCTTGAGGCACAGTTAAGGAACGATAGAACTGCAACAAATCAATCGGATAGTCCTATGACTAAAGTTGATAGATCTACTTATGCAGGTTTTTCAAATAAACTTTCTAAAGGAACACCTAATCAGTATTGGGTTCAAAGATTTATTGATAACGTAAGTATTAGTGTATATCCAACACCAGATTCAACAAATGCATCTAAAGATATACATTTTTATTATGTAAAAAGAATTCAAGACGTAGGAGCATACACTAATGCAACTGATTTGCCATTTAGATTTGTTCCGTGTATGGTTTCAGGACTAGCTTATTATTTATCTATGAAATATAATCCACAGCTTACACAACAAATGAAATTAGTGTATGAAGATGAATTTCAAAGAGCGCTTGCAGAGGATGGCTCAGCTTCAAGTACGTTTATTACACCAAAAGCTTATTACCCAGGAACGTAATGTCAAAATACGCAACAGGAAAACATTCAAAAGCAATTTCTGATAGATCAGGTATGGAATTTCCATATAGAGAAATGGTTAGAGAGTGGAATGGTTCTTTTGTACATTACACAGAGTTTGAACCAAAGCAACCACAACTTGAACCGAAATCAATGGGAGGTGATGGCGTTGCACTATTACAAGTAAGACCTGATAGAACAGAACCTGCTACAACTGTAATGATTTCTAATAATGGTTTTGAAACTTATCAAGCAGGATCAGGAATTATAAATGTATTTTCACCTGGACACGGTTTAACAAATGGAACAACATATTTATTTAGAGGACCACCAACAGTTTCACCTGGAACAGGAACAACAACAAATCCTGTTTTTGCTTATGCAACTATTCCTAACTTCGATGGGATTACAGGAGCACAGATAGGACAAGGATCAGGCTATGCTATTACAACAGGTAAGTATGTTAGTGACACAGGAAGTGGAAGTCCAGGAAGAAATACAACTGATTATATGGTAACTAATTTCTTCTTCTTTACAGTTAATTCAGATACTGCTACAACGGGTAATATAAAAGGAGGTGGATATGGTTGTTCTGTTGGACCCATAACCATACAAGCGTAATGAAAAAAATCTGGAATTGGATAATAAATATATTTAAACCTGAAAAACAAGATCCTCATCTTCAAATGTATGAAAACTTAAGACTTGATAAAAAAGAAAAAATAAAAAGAAAATATAAGGATAGTTCAGAGTAATGGCTTATACTTTATCAAATTTACAAGACGATATTAGAAATTATACTGAAGTAGATAGTGGAGTTTTATCTGATTCAGTATTAAATACTATAATTAAAAATACAGAAAACAAAATTTATAGAGAAGCAGATTCTGATGATAATAGATTTTATGCTACGTCTCAGTTAGTTACAGGTAATAGATATGTAACTATACCCTCTGATCTAAGGTTTATTAGATATGTTCAGCTAACTGATTCTTCTGGTAATCAAATTTATTTAGATAAAAAAGAAACATCATATATGGCAGAATTTTATAAAACTCCAGATACTCAATCAGGTCTTCCTAAATACTATGCTAACTGGGATGCAGAATTTTGGGTGGTTGCACCTACACCTGACTCTACTTATAATATTACATTAGCATATGTAAAACAGCCAATAAGTTTAACTAATACAACAACTCCATCAGCGGCACCCGCTGCTACTAATGGAACTTATGTTTCTAATAAATATCAAGATTTACTTTTATATGGATGTCTGGTAGAAGCATATGGATACTTGAAAGGCCCTGCAGATATGTTACAATACTACATGCAGGCTTATCAAAAGGCTCTTCAATCGTATGCGATCGAACAACAAGGTCGTAGACGCAGAGACGAATATCAAGATGGTGTTATTCGTACTCCTTTAAAATCACCATCACCATAATATTAAGGAGATAAAATATGGCAAACGTAGTACCGTTTTCTTTTAAAGGTGAATTAATGTCAGGAACGCATAACTTTGCGAATGGCGGAGACGCTTTTAAAATAGCATTGTACACATCTAATCCTTACTCAACATCTAGCACAGTTGCTTTAACTACTAATGAAGTTTCTTCA